AAGGAGAAAAAATAATGTTTGGATTAAATAAAGATAAAGAAGATGCGTTAAGAAAATTTGTAGTGATGTATAAATTTGAACACGAAGATAGATTTCAATTAGAAAAATGTTTTAATAATAAAAGTAGTGCAAAGAAATATGTTGAAGCATTAATAGAAACTAAAGATTATGATAGAATAAAATACTTTTTGTTTGAACAGTCAAAAGATTATCAAGAAAAAGAAAATGAACAAGAAAAACTTTTAAGACTTGAGGAGATAGTTAATGGTTGAAGATATATACTTAGGTAATCTTGCTAAGAAAGTTGTAGCAAATTTAGATTTAGTAAAACAAAAAGAAATCATATCTTTAAAGCAAGAGGTAAAGAATTTAAAAGCAGAGGTCAAGTATGAGAGGGAGTTAAGAGTAAAGGGTACAGAGTACCATCCAACTGATTATCATTCAAGATTTAAAGAGATGATGATTGTTATTAAAAAAGAAAAGAAACTAACAGACTTATTTGATATGGTTGATGAAGCACAGAAGAGATTAAAAGATGATTGATGATAGAGGAGATTTAGATTTAACAAAACAAATTGAGGTACTAACCAAGAGAGTACAAGAAGCAGAGGGAGAGACTACCATTGTTAAAGCAATAGGTCAGAACTCTCCTGAGATGAAAGCATTACAAAAAGAATTGAATGAAGTTAAGGAAGATAATAAAAAATTATCATTACAAATTAATGGAATGTTGGACAGATTAAAGGATATAAATTTTTAGTTGACATAATTCTGCCACAAAGATATGATATAAGAAATCTATGAATGAAAAATTTTTACTAATAACATTTTATATATTATCATTTATGTTTGCTATGTGGTTATTAACAATGATAGGAAAGTAATATGCTAACACCAAGACAATTAAAGTTATATAAATATTTACAGAATTATTTTAAAGAAAATGAAATGATGCCTGTATTTGAAGAGATGATGAAACATATGAATGTTAAATCAAAGAGTGTTATATTTAATATGCTTGGCTATATAGAATGGAAAGGATATATTAAAAGGTATCCTGCCCATGCTAGAGCCATCCAAATAATAAAGGAGGTAGCATAATGAAAACGAATGAGCAAGGTGAAGTGTGGTTGGATAAAGTACAAGCATATGTTTGTCCAAGTTATTTGAATAATAATTCTACAGATTTTTCAGATATAAATTCTGAATGGTTGTATAATCTTTATCAAAAACATTTTCCTAATGCAGAAGATAATGCAATTAAATCTCAAATTAAAAATGAGGTATTTAATTTAATAGGAAAAGATAATTACAAAAAGAAAAACTTAATTAAAGCATTAAGAAATAAATTTCCTGATATAAAATCAGGAGTTATATGTAGGATACTTAAGAAATTTCTATCTTTAAGAGTACTTGAGATAGACCTAACCTACAAAACGAAACCCTTTGTTATCAAAGGAAAGTACTATATAAATTAATACAACTTATGATTGAAAGGAGTGCTAAGTTATTGATATTGTTGAGGAATTTTTATTTTTCAAAGTCGTTCTCATACCTATGTTTGATAGGTATAATAGGAGGTACTGCCCAAAATAATTTGGGTATTAATTCTAATTATATTAAACAACATTTTGTTGAATAGGACTATGGCTAATAAATTCTTTGTGAAAAAATCTTGGGTGAATGTAGATGTGTGTGTTGAAGATTATTTCAATTCAGGAACATTACTACACCAAGCTAAAGAAAATTTAAACTGGAGTCCTTACTCAAATATCATTGGCAAAGAAGTAAAGTTTCAAAGGAATACTGTGGAGGAAATTGATGAAGAGACCTACAATAAGAAAGTCAAGAAATCCAATAGCAAGGATGTTGAAACAAAAAAGGTTTCTCTCAAAGATTGTAAAGAGTAAGAAATTTAAACTGATTGCTAAATACTTGGACAATAAAATGAAGTATGATACAAAATAGAAACGCATTCTCCTTTGGGGGAGGAACAGGTGAAGGCAGAGCAATAACACCACATATTCTTTTATGGCGTAGTGTTATTGTAAGAGCCATTATGGATGCCCTTGATGTAGATATACACGCATGGGGTAAACATAGATTAAAAATAGTCCAAGATGCAAACGCTTGGTTTAATACAAACGATACCCACTTCTGTGAGGTATGCGAACACTCAGACCTTGAACCCTCGTTCATTGTTAAAACCTACACTAAAATAGTTAAAGCTAAAACAAAAAAACTATTTGAACATAAAAATTTAAATAAGTTTCTTACACAATATTTGTGTAGTTTTCATTGAGATATTTAAAAGGAGAGATAATGAATAAAATATATATGGGTGCAGGAGTAGTTAGTATTTCAGTAGTAATGTGTGTGTTAGTTTACATTATAATGTTTGGAATATAATTATGGGAATGATGGATGGTGGAATTAACTTTAGAGATATATGTCATAAGTGTGACTGTAATAAAAGTGGTGGTACTATGAAGCGACATATGAACGATAGGAATATAAAGATTTGTAATGACTGCTTAAATAAATTAGATGATGATAATGGTAGAGAAGAATTTAATAAGTATGTTAGTACAAGAGAATTAAAACAAGGGTTTTTTAAATGAAAAAATATTTAATTATAATTTTAAGTTTATTTTTATTAACAGGATGTAGTCAGTTTGCTTTGTTATCTAGTGGTTCAAGCTTGGCATTAAGTAATAATGCTTATGCTAAAGCTTATAGTGGTCTAGACTTTACAACCACATTAACAACAGATAAGGATATTAAAACTCACGCATATGAGTATGTTAAGAAAGCTAAAGAATTAAAATCTTTAGTGACGTTTACTATCATGCATGACTTTGAAGAGCCAGTAATTATGCATGACTTTAATGGAGAACTAACTGAAGTCACAAAAGAAATACCAAAGAATACTATTATTATTAATACAGTAATTAAAAATGATGTGTTTGAGATTTGTTATCTATCATTTTTCTTAGCAGTCTCTACTGTTTTATTGACATTGGTTTTAATATATTTATTTATATATCTATTCCATTGTATAAGAAACCCAATCAAAGTAGTAAAGAAAAGAAAATATAAGCGGAGAAGAAAATAATATATGAGTGATAAGGAATTAATGACTGCATTGAAACATCAGATTGCAGATTTAACTGAAGAAAAGAATGATGCTATTAAATTATCATCTGAAAAAGATAGTAAGATTAAACAATTATTAATTCAGTTAGAGAATGCTAATGATGATACACATACAATGGGTAAAAAAATTCAAGAGTTAGAAGCTGAGATGGTGAAAAAGTCAAGGATTAAGCGGATAATTAACGAAAAGATAGATGAAGTATTGGAGAAGAAAGAGGAAATAAAAGATGAACCAAGTGTTGACAATGACGATTAAAAAGTATATAACAAACTAATATTAAACTATAACAAAAGGACATATTAACATGGCAATAGTAACAGGAACTGCTTATTGGGCATCTCTAGATAGAGCCAATGAAAAGTTTGAACCAATGTGGAGAATAGATTTAGCAGTAGACGATAAGACTGCTGAAGAATTTAAAAACAATGGACACACACTAGCAGAAACAAAACACAACGATGAAGTAATCCCTAACATTCTTAGATTTAAAAGAAAAGTTAGTAAGAACAATGGGGATAAGAATACCAAACCTAATCTTATAGATGACCAAAAAAATCCACTAAATAAAATAGTGGGTAATGGAAGTAAAGTCAGAGTAATGTATAAAGCATATGACTGGAATTTCAAAGGTAAAAAAGGTAAAGGCATGGACTTACAGGCAGTACAAGTACTTGACCATGTGGAGTACATACCTAAAGAAGATTTCCCTGACGTAGAGGGAGCAAGTAAATCTTCTAATGGTGTTGACATCAAGGAAGATTTTTAGTATAGTAACTCAGTCGGTAAAATGACTGTTCATTTTCTACTCCTTAAGGAGAGTCGACTTGTAGTTAGGTTGGCTCTCCTTTTTTATTAGAATGAATTATAAATAACAATTAATTTAGGAAATAAGATGCAAACAAATACTATAAATAATATCGATTCTATCGATAAAAAAATAACTGAAGTTGCTAATGATAATTTAGATGCTTTGGAAGATACTTTAAATCATCTAGATGAAATAGATGATGTAGCATTTCGTGAAATACAAGATGAAGGAAAAGAAATGCTTGGCGATTGCTCAAAAGATGACTTTAAAAAAACTATGAAGTTACTTATTAATATTCACAGAAAATCTTGTGAAGAAGAATAAGATTAATTAAAAATAATTATGAGGGCGACAATGGAAGAAAATAAAAATGGCTTTGTTAAGTATCACTTACCCTGTCCGCTATGTGAAAGTACTGATGCAGTATCTGTAAATGCAGACAACTCTGCTTATTGTTTTTCTTGTCAAAAATATATAAAGGAATACAATATGGAAACACAACCAGCAACAAATGGTAATCACGAATACGAAGTTAAAAACTTTACTAAAGAATCAGACTATGCAGAAATTGTAGATAGAAATATTTCTGAACAAACTTGTAAAAAGTTTGGAGTGACTGTTAAGATGGATGATGTAGGTAATATTATTAATCATTACTATCCTTACCATGATACTCAAGGAGCAAAGATTGCAACAAAGACTAGGTATACAAAACTTAAAGAGTTTAATATTGTAGGTAATACAAAGAACTCAGGACTGTTTGGTCAACATCTTTTTTCTAAAAATAAATTTGTAATTATAACAGAGGGAGAGATAGATTGTTTATCAGCATATCAAATGATGTTGAAAGGAACATACCACACACCAGTTGTAAGTATTAAGAATGGTATTGCTTCAGCAGTTAAAGATATTAAAGCAAGTTTAGAATGGTTAGAACAATTTGAAAATGTTATTGTAAACTTTGACAATGACAAGCATGGTCTTGATGGTGCTATGAAAGTTGCAGAGTTATTTTCTCCAGGAAAATGTAGAGTGATGCATCTACCTGAAGGATTTAAAGATGCGTCTGATTGTTTAATTAAAAATAAAATACAAATCTATACTAAAACTTTTTGGGATGCTAAGAAATTTGCACCTGATGGAATTATAAATGCATCTACTTTATTAGATGATGTACTTAAACCAGTTACAAAATCATTTGTTCAATATCCTTTTGAGGGATTAAACAAAATAACTTATGGCTTAAGACCATCAGAGTTAGTGACGTTTACTGCAGGTAGTGGGTTAGGTAAGACTCAAGTAATGAGAGAAGTTATCCATCACATTATAAAATCAACTGAAGATAAGATTGGTTTGTTAATGTTAGAAGAAACACCAGTCATAACTGCAAAAGGATTGATGAGTGTTGAAGCAAATCAAAGATTACATTTACCTGATGTTCATGTAAGTAAAGAAGAAATGACAACTTACTTTGATGCAACAGTTGGTACTGGTAGAGTTTATATGTTTGACCATTTTGGTTCTAACTCTATTGACAATATAGTTTCAAGAGTTAGGTTCTTAGCTAAAGGTTTAGATTGTAAGTATATTATCATAGACCATATTAGTATTATAGTTTCAGACCAATCTCATGGAGATGAACGAAGAGCATTAGATGAGATTATGACTAGACTTAGAACACTTGTTCAAGAGACTGGAGTATCTATGATAGTGGTATCACACTTAAGAAGACCTGATGGTAAAGGACATGAAGAGGGTGCGGCAACTTCACTATCACAACTTAGAGGTTCGGCTTCTATAGGTCAGCTAAGTGACATCGTTATAGGGCTTGAGAGAGACGCACAGAACGATGATATAGAAATCCGACATACTACTAGGATAAGAGTATTGAAGAATAGATTCTCAGGTATAACTGGTCCATGCTGTGATTTAAAATATGATAGAGAAACAGGGAGATTAGCTGAGGTAAAGTCAGATGACTTTTAATCAAGTAGTTTTTGATATTGAAACTACTATGACTGCTGATAAGATATGGTGTATTGTTTGTAAGCATAATGATACCTACTATCAATTCAGACAAGATAAGCTTCATAGATTTGAAGAGTTTATAAAACAAACTGATGAAGTAATAGGTCATAACATAATTGGTTTTGATATACCAGTTATAAATAAAATATTTGGTTATGATTTATTTAAACATTGTAAGATAACTGATACCTTAATTCTATCAAGACTATTATCTCCTATGATAGAGGGTGGGCATTCATTAAAAAATTGGGGATTAAAATTAGCTAAGAACAAAATAGACTTTGAACAGTTTGATTTTTTTAGTGAAGAGATGTTAACCTACTGTCGTAATGATGTAGACTTAACTCAAAAGTTATATAAATTTTTAATTAAAAGAACAGAAGATTTTGGAGAGTCT